GCGCTGAAGGAGCTGGAAGCTTCGACGGTGGCCGAGATCCGGCAGAAGCTGGAGACCAAGGAGCCTGCGCTGGCCACGATCCGGCGGCAGCTCGGGCTCGGCAAGGTGAAGGCCGCCGCGGCCGAGATCGCCGAGCGGGTCGAGAGCGGCCAGAACGTGCTGGTCGGAGCTTGGCACACCGACGTGATCGACGCGCTCCAGCAGGAGCTGCAGGGCAACCGGAGCTACAGCTGCGCCAGTCTCGACGGCCGGTCGAGCATCACCCAGAAGAAGCAGATGCAGGAGGCGTGGAACGCCGGCAAGCTTCAGGTGTTCATCGGCCAGATCGCCGCCATGGGCGTCAGCCTGAACCTGCAGCACGGCGGCACCCAGATCATCGTCGTCGAAGAGGACTGGGCACCTGAGGTGATGTCGCAGTTCTATGCCCGGCTCTGGCGGTACGGGCAGCAGAAGCACGTCCACGTCGATACCCTGACGACGGCGACAAAGCTCGACCGGGCGGTGGCTCGGATCTCGGACCAGAAGGCGGCGCAGGCCCAGAAGTTTCACGATGTCGGGAGGGCGGTCTATGCTGACGGCTGAAAACGTGCGGGAGGTCTTCGACTACGCTGAAGACCACGGAGGCCTGCTTTGGCGCCGCCGCCCCGGCGCCCCCAAGAACTGGAACAGCCGCTGGGCTGGTGAACGGGCCGGTTGCGTGAACCAGTACGGCTACAGGCAGCTGACGTACAGCAAGCGGAACTACTTGGAACACCGGGTGGTCTGGCTGTGGCACCACGGCGTCTGGCCGTCTCAGGTGGTCGATCACGTCAACCGCGACCAGCTTGATAACAGGATCGAGAACTTGCGCGACGTCAGCCACAGCGTAAACCGCCGCAACGTCTCCGCGGTCTATGTGCGGCCAAACAGGACCGGGACGTGGACATTGTCCTACACGTTTGACAACGAGGCGCAGGCCCGGGCCGCGCTTGATTATTGCCAGAACATCGGGAGGAACGTGGCATGAGCATCGCCAAGAAGATCAAGCAGGGCGCCGACGCGATCGACGCCCGCACAGCCTTCGACCCGAAGGTACGGGCGCAGTACGCCAACGCCTCCGAGATCGCGTACTGCATCCGCAAGCAGTGGTACGCGAAGAATGTCGAAGACCAGCCCGAGCAGAGCTGGGGCTACGCCCGGCGCGGCAAGAGCGCCGAACGCTACATGGTCGAGGCACTGCGCGCCGCCAACGTCCCGCTGCACTGGGCCGGCGACGAGCAGTTGAGCATCAACGACGGCCTGATCTCGGCCACGCCCGACGGCTTCATCAAGGACGAGGACACCGGCAAGGTCGTCGCGGTCGAGTTCAAGTCGATCGATCCGCGCACGAACCGGGCGAACCTGCCCAAGAACGAGCACGTCGTCCAGCTGCAGATCGGCATGGCGCTGCTGGAGCAGGCGGGGCACCCGCCGACGCACGGCGTGATCATTTACATCGACGCCTCGAACTACGACGACATCGTCGAGCATCGCGTCTCGCACGACCCTGATATCCTCGATCGGCTCGCGCCCCGGGCCCGTCGCATCCTGAACACCCGTAGCCCCGAGCGCCTGCCGCGCGAGGGAGCCTCGAACGGAGGCCGGGAGTGCAAGACCATGTGCCCCTTCGTGGAGCTCTGCAAGCCGGCCCTGACGGCCGCGGGCGCGCCGGCTAGCCCAGCCCGTGGAAACCGCGGGAGCCGGCTGCACGCAGCTGTGGAGGACTACAGCGATGCGAAGGAACGGGAAGATGACGCCAAGGCCGACAAGGCCGCGGCAGCCGAGCGGATCAAGGCCGAGCTGGCCGCCCGCAAGGTCAACAAGATCGAGGTCGGCAACCGCGTGGTTTCACTCACCACCCGGGCAGGATCGGTCAGCTACGCGCAGGTGGTCAAGGACCACTGCCCCGGCGTCGACCTCGAACCCTATCGCGGCGCACCCAGCGAGGTGCTCAGCGTCAAGTGATCCCGGCCGGGCGGGTACCCCGGAAGCCAATGCATGAAAGGAAAGCAGATGGCAGAAGAGCAGAAGAAGGGCGGCGCATTGGCCGCGTTCGTTGGCGCCGGCGCGCTGGCGGTGAACGAGAGCGCCGCGGTGGCGGCGCTGGCCGAGAGCGTCGGCAGCAACGCTGGTCCGGGGGGCGACACCAAGTACCTGTCGTTCTCTGGCAAGACCGGGAGCTACAGCCTCGGGCGCGAGAAGGACGACGTCGACCCGGACGACGTGTTCATCGTCGAGCCGCTCGCCTCGACCGAGGGCTGGACCTGCTGGAAGGGCGGCAGCGCCGTCGCCAAGCATGAGTGGCCGGTGTCGGAGCGCCGCACCAAGGCCGTCCCGGCGTCGCAGCTGATCGACCACGGGCCCTACAACGAGCGCGCCGGCGAAGGCTGGGCGTTTGCTCTGGGTCTGGGCCTGATCCACCCGGATGACCCCGAGGTGCCGATCAAGTTCACGACGACCAGCAAGTCCGGTTGCAACGTGGTCAGCGACCTGAACCGTTACATCGTCGGCCAGTTCGAGGAGACCGGCCGGCTGATGTTGCCGCTGGTTCAGCTCAGCACCGAAATGTTCACGGCGCAGGGCCAGCGGAACTACAAGCCGAAGATCGACATCGTCGCGTGGGTGACCCGCGAAGAGGTCGCCGCGTTCTTCGATGACAGCGACGGCACGATCGACGACCTGATCGAAGGCGCCTACGCTGGCGGTGCCCCGGCCATGGAAGCGGAACCTGAGCCGGAACCGGAGCGCGCGCCGCGCCGCGCTCGCCGCCCGGCGGCCTGATGAAAAAGCCCCCGGCGTTTCGGCGCCGGGGGCTAGAGGGACTGGACGATCCCGCGTCCAACAGGGAGGTGCAGGCAATGGCCCGCGACGACACGATGACGAAGCCAGCGGAGCCTGTCAACTGGCAGCAGATCACCACGGTGACAGATCTCGGCGGCCTGCTTGACCTGATCGGCGACGGCGTCGCTGCGTTGGATTTCGAGACCACGGCCTTCACGCCTGACAGCGGCCGGGTGCGCCTCGCCCAGATCTGCAACGACGACATCTGGGCCGTGGTCGACTTCGACCAGATCAAGGGCGGCTTCGCAGCGGTCGCGCACTGGTTCGCGGACGCGGCGTGGATCGTCTTCAACGCCGGTTTCGAGCAGCGCTGGTTCATGGCAGCGACGGACGACCCGATCACCTGCTGGGACGTCGGCTACTTGCGCCGGGCGATCGAGGGCGGCGGGCACTTCAGCCTCGCGCAGGCCCTCAAGTGGGATCTCGACTACGACATGCCCAAGGACGAGCAGAGCAGCGACTGGGGCGCTGCCGAGCTGACGCCGTCGCAGCTGCAGTACGCCGCAGACGACGCGCTCTGGACGTGGCGCCTGTGGAAGCACTGGCGCGCCAAGGCAGACGCCGACCACATGCGCGCCTTCAACCTGCTGAACGACATGATCCCGGCGGTGATCGCCATGGAAGAGGCCGGCATGCTGCTCGATCCGAAGCGGCACCGCAAGCTGGTCGAGCACTGGGAAGAGCTGCGCGACGACCGCATCGCCGTCATCCGCGAGTTCATCACCGAAGACGAGGTTGAGAACCTGAACAGCGGCAAGCAGCTCAGCGATTTCTTCTCCCGGCTGCTGCCCGACGCCGCCCTGCAGAACTGGCCGCGCACCGAGAAGACCGGCCTGCTGTCGACGGCGAACAGCGACCTGCGGCTGGTTGGCGTGATGTTCGCCGGCACGCCCATGCAGGATGCGCTGACCACGCTGGCCGAGTACAAGACCCTGCAGAAGTACATCAGCTCGTTTGGTGACGGGCTGATCACCCGGGCGGCGATGTCTGGCGACGGACGGGTGCGCGCTCGCTACAACATCGCAGCCGCCCGCACCGGCCGGTTCTCCAGCTCCGCCCCGAACCTGCAGCAGATCCCCCGCGACCGGGAGTTCTTCGGCGAGCGCCTGAGCGTGCGCCAGAGCTTCGTTGCCGGGCCCGGGAACCTGCTGGTCTCGCTGGACTACAGCGGCATCGAGCTGCGCGTGCTCGCCCTGCTGGCCGAGGACGACCAGCTGCTCCACGACATGGTGCATGGCGACGTTCACCTTGAGGTCGGCAGCCACATCGCCGGGCGCCGCCTCGACAAGAAGGTCGTCGAGGACAAGGAGATCAGGCAGGCCGCCAAGGGCGTGTCGTTCGGCATCGTCTACGGCATCGGCGCGCCCGGGCTGGCGGCGACCATGAAGAGGTCGATGGATGAAGCGCAGAGCTACATCGACTTCTGGGCCGCGCGCTACCCCCGCGCCTTCGACCTGCGGCACAAGGCCATGGCAGAGGCGCACCGGAACCGCGGCTACCTGCGCATGGCCGACGGCGGCACGATCTGGATGGGCCGCCCTGACGGCCGCCGCGGGTCCGAGATCGCCCTGACCCAGTGCGCCAACTACCCGGTGCAGCGCGCCGCCCTGTCGATCATGGCCCGGGCCATCGCCCGGCACTACGACAGCCTTCTAGACAGCGGGCACGGCGACGACGCCCGCGTCCTGTCCACGATCCATGACGCGTTGATCGACGAGGCCCGGGCGCCACTGGCGCCGGCCGTGCTGCGCATGATGAAGGACGACATGGTCGCCGCCTACCTCGACATCTTCCCGGGAGCCCCGACCGAGAAGCTGGTGGAGGGCGGCGTTGGCCCGAACTGGGGAGAGCTGGAGGATACCGATGTCTGACGACGAGCCGGATCTGGACGAGTTGCTCCGCCCCCTGAGCGCGACGGTCGAGCCAAAGCACCCGTCGTGGGCACAGGCGTCGCTTGGTTTCGCCGCGTCTAACAG